TGGAAGGATAGAGCGAAGCAAGTTTTCAGTAATGTTTATCTGAAAAGTGGTTGGGAAATCATGGCATTTTCCAGCAGAGCAAAGCCGGAACAGGGCTTCCAATTGGACTGTTGTTTAATCGATGAGGATATCCTCGATCCATCGTGGTACGAGGAGGCTGCTGGTCGTTTGATTGACCGCAGCGGTCGGTTGCTTTGGTCGGCGTTGCCGCACGATGAAAACGATTGCATGGCACGTTTCGCGGAGCGAGCGGAATCTCAAGAAGAGTCCCATGAACGAGGCGGAACGAAACCTACGACCGTTGTCTTTCGCATATCGATGGAAAGTAATCCGTACCTGCCAGAAGAGGCAAAGAAGGCTGCGGTCGCCGGTTGGAAAAGCATGGGCGATGACGTTTATCGAAAACGCGCATTGGGCGAGATGGTCACGGATTCTGTATTGATGTACCCGATGTGGAAGCGCGGGCTTCATGACATTCAGGGCTATGCGGGTCAACTCGCTGGCGAAGCAGATCAATACCTTAAGGATCGAAATGTCCCGTCAAGTTGGTGCAGGCGGCTTGCTGTTGACCCCGGCCATGAAACGGCTGCTGCGGTCCTAATAGCTACTCCACCGAGTGGCAAATGGCATTTGGTTTACGACGAAATCTATATTCACCAATGTGACGCCAGGAAGATAGCTTTTGCTCTAGCCAGAAAAACAGCAGGAGATTGGTTTCAGTCGTTCATCATTGACTCACATGGTGGAAACCTAACATCCATCGATACAGGAATCGCCCCGCGCGAAGCATATGAGCGGGAGATGAAAAAAGAGGATGTGCAGTGCGTCGAAACGAAGCACAGATTCATTCCGGGTTGTTCCGTCATCGCTTATCGCGAAGAGGTGATGAGAGGAATGTTGTCGGTCGGTGGCAGCGGAAGTCCTCAGTTGATATTTGACTTTGATCGATGTCCAAATCTTGATCGGGAGATGCGGCGTTTCAGGAAAAAGAAGGTCAACGGAAATGTCACGGACACCGGGAACCGACGATCTAACACTCACGCCGTCGAGTGCATGGAATACCTGTCAGCCTACCTGACTGACACAAGACAGCCCTACGTCGCCCCAAAGGGCCGAAGGCGGGTAGAGACACCCGGCCAGCGTCGGGTTCGACAATTCAAGGAGCGAAAACGCTTGCGGCAGGAGGCAGCAAATCCTTTTGGATTTACAAGCACGATAATTTTGGGACCAACTGGAGTGTTTGAAAATGGCTAAGAAATCACCAACCCGTAAACCCGTAGTCGCTCGCACTACTGAATCATTTTCGAGCTATGAACCAGTGGCAGTCGCTGCACAGATTGACGCCGAACCACCGGAGCCACTTGCGTGGAAGATGCCACAACCGACACGCGGTCAACTTGTGGTTTTCTACCATCGAGCGACAGTGTCCGAGAACAATGCGGACATAGCTCATGTCATGCGAGTGGGCGAGAAGTCCATCGAAGTTGCGTTCCGGGGGCAGGGTTACGTCGAAGTCCTACACAAGGACGACACTCGATTTAGCACGAACCCTGATCTGCGAATGGATGTGGACGGCGTGTGGGATTTCACGGACGAAAAAAAGTATTTTGACGAACAGATCGAAAGCTTAGGCAAACGAATCTCAAAACTGGAAGCAAGGTAGTTCGGATATGGACGAATACGGACCACAACCGCAGCAGGCGGCGGGAGCCAAATATCCTCTTCAGCCCATCGTTGATCGATGGAAGAGGGTCTTCGCGTCTGCGAGAAAAGACCGTAAATCTAAATTTGATATTTACGCTGATGAAGCCATGCAGTTTTATGATGGCCCTGTGAATCAAATGTGGTCGGATTTGAAGAAAGGGGGTCATGATGGTTTTCTGGCGAAAGACATTTCGATGCCCCAATTTGAGATGTCGGTAAATCGACTGTTCGAGGCTGTCTCGATGTTTGGTCCTGTCCTCTACCACCAGAATCCTACAATTGCGGTGACACCGAGAAGCAACCCAGATATCAGTATTGAGACTTTTTACGCTGGAAACCCAGAAGCGATGCAGATGCTTGCGATGACGCAAGCTGTTCAGCAGGGGGTCGTCACAGATCCGTATGTAATCCAAGGAGTCCAGATGCTGTACCAGCAGTATCAGCAGAGCGTAGACAACGACGAAAAAGCTTCGGTTATTGATCGCGACCACAGTGCGATCCTAGAGGCTATCAGCAACTATATCCAGCAGGAGGGTAGTAAGCAGGACGAAGCTAGGCTGGCTATTACTGAGGCGATCATTACCGGGTTGGGATTGTTGCATATCGAGATGGAGCAGCCGCCTGGGGGCGGGCCAAAGATGGCACGCAGCCGATATCGGACCAATAAGGATTTGCTGGTTGATCCTGACGCCAAGTATTGGCGGGATGTGACATGGATCGCTTTGCGAAACTGCCAGCCCGTGAACATCGTTGAAGAAAAGTTTGGTCTTGCCCCCGGATCACTCAAGGGAAAGTACGCTCGCAAGTCAGCCAACGACAGTATGTCAGGTGGAGCAACGCGAAACGGGAACGGCTCTACTGCTGGGGTCACTCACGACCTAGTAGAGTATTGGGATGTTTACAGCAAAAACGGCGCAGGCCAGAACATTAAGCTTGGGTCCAAAGACAAGAGAGTCAAGGGACTGGAAGTTTTGGGTGACTACGTTCACTTAGCGATCTGCGAACAATGTCCGTACCCGCTAAACCTGTCGCCGGAAGTCTTGCAGTCTGGTGATATGGAATTGATCCTTGAAAAAGCGTCTTGGGAAGTGCCGTACTGGGATGACTACTGGTCGGATGGTGGCTGGCCTATTGTTCGCTTGAGTTTCCATTCCAAGCCGGGTGAAGTGTGGCCGATTTCCATGGTAAAACCATGCCTTGCTGAACTAAAGTTTATCAACTGGTGCATGAGTTTTATTGCGGACAAAGTAGCCGCCGGATCAAAGATATACGTTGGCGTCATGAAGGAGGCTGGCGAATCAATAAGGACACAGTTGACAGGTGGTTCTGGCCCGTTTTCAGTCATTGATTTGGAAAGAATCAGTGGATCGAAAATTTCTGACATGATCAGTTTCCTTCAGGCTCCGAACTTCAGCATTGACATTTGGACCATGATCCAGAGCGTCAACGACCAAATCGACAAAAGATTGGGTTTGACGGAATTGATGTACGGAATGTCGGGTCGTCAAATGCGATCAGCGGCTGAAGCTCAGTATCGCCAAGAGAACATAAACATTCGCCCGGATGACATGGCGTCCCGCGTAGAGGACTGGCTTTCCTTGTCAGCGACTCGCGAAATTCAGGCGATGCGTTACTCGGCAGAATTTGAGGATCTCGCGCCGATAGTTGGTCAAACCGCAGCCAGCGTCTTTGCCGAACAGATCCTGACTGACAACGTGTCGCGGATCACTCGTGACTTCCGCTACCGGGTGGAAGCGGGAACGGCTCGTAAGCCGAATCGAGATACCCAGATCGCGCAACTGGTTGATGTCGGGCAATACATTCTTCCCGTGATCCAGCAAGCAATGATGGGTGGGGTCACTCGTCCATTCAATGCGTACATGGAAGCATTAGGCCGCGCAATGGACTTTTCAGTCGATCAGTTTTTACTAGGCGAGGATGAGCAACGGATGCTGATGCAGATGAACGCCCCGCCGCAGGAAGCACCTCCAGAGGACTCACAGGAGCAACAGGAATGACACCGCAACGATTAGCTAGTATTGAGGCAGAGATGGAGTCTTCGGGCCTCAGTGACGTTTACGACTACCTTGTTGGCGAAGGGAACTCGCCCAACATGGCTGCGATGCTGGCGAGTCAGAAAGCTCCCGGTAGTTGGAATACGGACAGCGATTTCAATCGCCGCGAGCTAGAACGCATGAATGTCATGTCTGATGGCAATTTGGATGCGGTGACGAAGATCGCAAAGCGCGCTGGAATTAACACTCACGGCAAAAGCTACAACGGGCAGCTAGGGAAGTATGACGATCCATTAGCCTGGGTTTCAAGCACCAATGATGTCAAAAAGTCTGCAATAAAGAAAGGCATTGACATAGACGGATTGGTCAAGGTTCGTGGCTACAGGGGTAAGCAAAAAAAGACTCGCCTCGCGAGCGACATAG